AGGGCAGCGGTACAGGTATCAACCTGAACGGGCTACTACAGAACTTGGGCATCAACATCGGTATTGGCTTCTAATCCTTTCTAAAAAGGTATTTACATTATGGCAATCAACCTGTTCGGTTTTAGTATCGGAAAAAAGGACGGTAAAGAACCGGCTTCTGCTGAGGAACTCCTCAAGAAGCCGGTTTCTTTTGTCCCTCCTGATTACGATGACGGCGCAACCCCTGTTGAAGTGGGTGGATATTTCGGAGCGTATGTTGACTTTGATGGTTCAGTAAAGTCAGATATTGAACTCATCTACAAGTACCGCGAGATGGCACTGCACCCTGAATGTGAAAGTGCAATTGCAGATATTTGCAACGAGAGTATTGTGTACAACGACACACTGGATGCAGTCAAGATTGATGTGTCTTCGGTCAAGCAGTCCAAAGCCATCAAGGACAAGATTGAGGACGAGTTCCACGAGGTGCTGAATCTTTTAGACTTTACTCGTCGTGGTTACGAAGTGTTCCGCAAGTGGTATGTGGAAAGCCGCCTGTATTACCACATTATTATTGACGAGAAGAACCGCAAGAAGGGTATTGTTGAACTGCGTCCCATTGATCCTGTCAAGATCCGCAAGGTTCGCAGAATAAAGAAGAAGCCACTCAACGCAAACACTGGCAGTGGCAAAATGGGAAGTACTCCCATGAGCGTTTCACTGGTGTCAGAAATTGAAGAGTTCTACATCTACGCAGAACAGGATCAGGCTTCCACTAGCATGACCTTGGACGGACTCAAGATTAATCCTGACGCTATTTGCTTTATCCATAGCGGATTGTTTGATTCACGACGCAAGAAGATTTTGGGTTATCTGCACAAGGCAATCAAGTCACTCAACCAGTTGCGTATGATTGAAGACGCAGTGGTAATCTATCGTCTGGCTCGCGCCCCTGAACGCCGTATTTTCTATGTGGATGTGGGTAATCTGCCCAAGCAAAAGGCTGAAGAGTATGTGCGTGGACTTATGCAGCGATATCGCAGCAAACTCATGTACGATCCCACTACAGGAGAAATGACTGATAGCCGCAAGCACCTGTCCATGCTGGAAGACTTTTGGATGCCCCGTCGTGAAGGCGGTAAGGGCACAGAAGTCAGCACTCTACAGGGCGGTCAGAATCTTGGCGAGATGGAAGATGTCAAGTACTTCCAGAAGAAACTGTTCCAGTCGCTTAATGTGCCTACTTCCCGTCTAGAAGAAAACACAGGCTTTAATATTGGTCGTGCGTCTGAAATTAGCCGTGACGAAGTAAAGTTCTTCAAGTTTGTGGAACGACTTCGCATGAAGTTCTCTGAAGTATTCTTGAACCTGCTGCGTGTACAACTGGTTCTCAAGGGAGTTATTCGTGAAGACGAGTGGAAGGACATTGAACCCAAGATTGCGTTCAAGTTCAATATGGACTCCCACTTCAGCGAACTCAAGGAAAGCGAAGTGCTCAAGGATCGTCTACAGAGCGCACGGGATGCGGAAGACTTTGTGGGCAAGTACTACTCCCGTGATTTTGTGCGTCGGCATATTTTAAAGCAGACTGCGGAAGACATTGAGGAGATTGACAACGCTATCAAGAGTGAAATGGCAGAGGGCAAGATTCTACCCCCCGAAGGGCAGATGACCCCCGCTGGAGCCGAAGGCGCACCTCCCGAGGCTGCTATGGGTGGAGACGCACCACAAGCCCCTGCTGCCCCCAATGTGACAATTGGTGAAATAGTCGGGGGAGACGATGAAGAAGACGAGTTTGGCAACCCCAAGGAATGATGCTTTAAACTCCACTATTTTACGAGAAATATAGCGGATACTAAATAAATAAGGTCTGACAAGGAGAACCAATGGACAACAACAAAAAGATCGCAAAAGCCCTGCTGGAAAAGAACTACGCCGATGCCAAGGAGCATGTATTCAATGCCCTGTACGCCAAGGCTTCCCTCCTGCTAGACGAGCAGCGTGTAGCCGTGGCTGAAGCCGTGTTTAATGAAGACAAGAAGATGGGCATGTACAGCGATGGCGAAGACGGCGAAGACAAGAAAGAAACCAAGAAGAAGAAGACCAAGAGCGAAAAGCCGTCCATGTACGAAGAGGCTGAAGGCAACTAATGAAACTCATTACCGAAACAACCCAGAGTGAAATTCAAGTCTTGACCGAAGAAAAGAACGGTCAGAAGAATTATTTCATTAAGGGTGTATTCATGGAATCGGATACCAAGAACCGTAACGGTCGCGTGTATCCTAATGAGATCATGGAAAAGGAAATTGGACGCTACAACAACGAGTATGTGAAGCAGAACCGTGCAATGGGTGAACTTGGGCATCCCGAAGGCCCAACCGTCAACCTAGAGCGCGTGTCGCACATCATCAAGAATCTGTCCGTGGACGGCAAGCAGATTATTGGTGAAGCCAAGATCATGGACACCCCCTACGGCAAGATTGTAAAGAATCTGATTGACGAAGGAGCCAAACTAGGCGTTTCTTCTCGTGGCATGGGCAGTCTCAAGGAACAGGATGGAGTCAATGTGGTGCAAGAGGACTTCATGCTTGCAGCAGTGGATGTGGTGGCTGATCCCTCCGCACCCAATGCGTTTGTTAACGGTATCATGGAAGGCAAGGAATGGATTTGGGACAATGGGGTTCTCAAGCCTGTAGTGATTGAAAACTACAAAAAGATCATCAAAAAGACCCCATCTCGTCGCTTGGAAGAGCAAGCAATCCACCTGTTCAAAGACTTTATCTCAAAACTCTGAAGCGTCTACATATTCTAAAGGAGAACTCCAGTCATGGCTAACGAAAACATTGAAGATGTCATCAAGAAGGTAATTCTAGGCGAAGGTTTCCTTGCGGAAAACCCCGAACCCACCGAAGAACCCACCGAAGCCCAAGAGGGTGAGGACGAGGTTGTGGAGGAAGAGGTTGTGGAGGAAGAGTACGAAGGCGAACTAGAAGAAGCCAAGGAAGAAGATGAAGACGAGTCAGAGGACGAAGAGTCTGAAGACGAGGACGAAGAGGAAGAGGAAGAGGAAGACAAGCCCATGAAGAAGTTCTCTTTCAAGAAGAAGGAAGTCAAGGAAGCCGCCTCTGACTACGCATCTACCGACATTAGTCACGATGTCAACAAGAAGGGTGCAAAGATTGCCGAGCCGCACAACGCAAACGCTGGCAAGAACATGGGAACTATCAAGCCCAAGAAGAGCGATGCCAACGGCAAGGTAGAGAAAATCTCCGCACAGGAGAGCATTGAAACCTTGTTCGCTGGCAAGGAACTAACCGAAGAGTTCAAGACCGAAGCCGCTACCTTGTTTGAGGCTCACCTCGCTGCTCGTACCAACGAGATTGAGGAAGAGATTCAAGCCAAGTACGAGACTCTACTAGAAGATCACACTCTCGCCGTCACCGAAGAAATGGTTGAGCGTATTGATGAGTACCTCAACTATGTGGTGGAAGAGTGGATGCAGGAGAACCGTCTGGCTGTCAGCAACGGTCTTCGCACCGAGATCACCGAAGGATTCATTGAGCGTCTCAAGGGCGTTTTTGCCGAGTCGTACATTGAAATCCCCGAAGAGAAACTTGATCTGTTTGAGTCCACTGTTGAGGACTACGAGAGTCTCAAGAGCGAACTAGACGGTCAGGTTGCCAAGAACATGGAGATCAACGAAGAGTGCGAGCAACTCCGTTGCGAACTTCTGTTCCGCGAAATGGCTGAAGGACTAACCGATACCGAGACTCAGAAACTACGCGATCTTGCCGAGAGCGTTGAGTTTGAGTCCGTAGAGCAGTTTGCCGAAAAACTCTCTGTTCTCCGCGAGAACATTGAGAACATCGGTAACACCGCCACCGAATCTGCCGAAGAAGAGACTCTAGAAGAGTCCTACGAGGAAGGTTCTGAAGACGCTTCTCCGCTCATGGAGGCTTACCTCAAGTCTATGAGCAAGAGCAAGGACTAAATTTCACTTTTTTCAATTCACACTTTCCAGTCAATTCCGACTGTTAAAAACCAAAGGAGTCACTATCATGGAAGACAACTTTCTAACCGAACACGCTCTCCGCAAGTGGAAGCCTGTTCTAGACCACACCGACATGGCTGCAATTGCAGATCCCCATCGTCGCGCCGTAACTGCCACCCTCCTAGAGAATCAGGAGAAGGCAATCAAGCAGCAGATGCTAACCGAAGGCCCAACCAATGCCATGACTGGTACTGGCGTTGTGGGTAGCGATGGCAGCGCAAACATTCAGGGTTACGATCCCATCCTGATCCAACTTGTTCGTCGCGCTATGCCCAACCTAATGGCATACGACATCTGCGGCGTTCAGGCTATGTCTGCTCCCACAGGCTTGATCTTCGCAATGCGTACCAAGTACTCCAATTCTACCGATGGTGGTGTTCTTGGCGCAGAAGCCATGTTCAACGAACCACAGGTTGGATTCTCTGGTGTTACTGCTAACAACAAGAACACTGGTAGCATCACTGGTC